TTGACCGAAACCATCGCGACCGCATTGTGCAGGACGTAACCGATGAAAGTGAAAATAACCAAAGACTGCCAAACGTTGTTAGGAGTTCACGCCAAAGGCGACGACGCTGACCTACCGGATGCGATCGCGGAAAAGCTGATCAATCGGGGTTTTGCGGAAGTACCGAAGGCGAAACCCAAAGCAAAGCGCGCGACTAAATGACGCACGTCCGTCGAAGCATTCGCGAACAAGTCGCGTCGACTGTTACGGGTCTCACGACCACGGGCAGTCGCGTGTTCCAGTCGCGGGTGTTTCGATTGGAAGCCGCCGATCTTCCGTGTCTGTTGGTCTACACCAAAACGGAATCGGTGGAGTTGGACACGATGATCCCGCGTGCGCTCAATCGTGATCTAACCGTCGAGGTGGAAGGCTATGCACGCGGTACATCCGATGTCGATGACACGCTCGATCTGATCGCGGAAGAATGTGAAAACGCGCTTGGCGCGGATAGTGAATTCACCGTCGGTGGGTTTGCGAAATCGATCGCATTGGAAAACACAGAAATGGAAATCGAGGGCGACGGTGATCAACCGATCGGCGTTGTCCGTTTGAGTTTTACCGTTCGTTATCGCACGACGATGGCGAACGCTGGCACAGCAATTTAGGAGAAAATAGATGGCCACACACACGGCAGCGGAAGGAACGGTCACGGTCAAGCCGACCGACAGTGGCACCGCCACATCCATCGGTTCGATCACATCGTTCTCGCTTGATGAAAATGTCGAGTTGATCGACAAGACTTTGCTAAGTTCGACCTATAAAGCACAAGCCGCAGGATCTAAGAGTTTCAGCGGTTCCATAGAGTGCTTCTGGGATGAAGCGGATGCACCGCAGTTGCTTACGATCGCGGGTGCGGAACTTTCGTTTCAGATACTTCCCGAAGGCGCGACGTCGGGCGACTACGGCTATTCCGGCAACGCGTTCATCGAATCGACTTCGATCAGCGCGGCCGTCGATGGAATGATAACTATGACCGTTAACATCTCCGGCAACGGCGCGTTGACGCACGGGACGATCTGATCATGGATAACGTATTGGACAACGCGAAAGCACATTTCAAACGCCAGTTGGAAAATCCGATGCGATCAATCGAGGTGCCCGAATGGGGGAACGGTACACCGGCGAAAATCTATTTCCATGAAGTGATGACGATGCGCGAAAAAACGGCGATCGGGAATCTGTCAGCTAACGGCAAATCGGATGAAGCCGTGGCGATGACGTTGATCTTGCGTGCGCGTGATGAGAATGGAACGTTGATGTTCAACAAGAGTTCCAGTTTCGATTTGCGGACCAATGTCGCCGGTGATGTGTTAGAGCGCATTGCAATGGAGATGATCCAGGCCACCGTAGATTTGTCGGACCTGGACATTGAAAAAAACTAGAACAGGACAGTGACCTTCGGTTTGCGTTGTCTCTCGCCGAGACCCTAGGCAAGACGCTCGACGAAATCCTGTCCTTATCGGTGATGGAACTGCGCGTATGGGCGGCGCACTTCCGATTGAAAGAAAAGGAAACCAATGGCCGGTCGTAGCATTTCGATTCTACTGAAGGCGGTAGACAGAACCCGCCGGCCTTTCGGGGCCGTGGCGAAACGCGCGACCGCGTTAACCGGTACGCTGGCGAAACTCTCAGCAGGGTTCGCGATTGGCGGGGCCGGAGCGTTGACCATCTTCACCAAGAACGCGATGCAAGCCATCGACGTCATGGACAAGACCAGTCGACGAATCGGCATTAATGTCACTCAACTTTCCGAACTCGAACACGTCGCGAATCTGACCGGCGTTCAAACCAATACGATGGCAATGGCGCTCCAGCGTCTAACACGTCGCTTATCAGAATCCACCGCTGGATACGGCGAAGCACGCGGCGCGCTCACTGAACTGTCACTGTCGGCCGAGGATCTCTTAGCGCTCCCGATCGGCGAACAACTCGGTGTGATCGGCGATCGAATGAACCAGTTAGGCTCTTCGGCAGCTCGCGTCAGAATAGCCATGAAATTGTTTGATTCAGAGGGAGTTCAAATGACGCAGATGCTGGAGAAGGGATCGGCCGGCATCAACGAGATGATGGAAGAAGCGCGTGCGTTGGGTCTGTCGCTGACGGATCTCGATGTGGCGAAAGTGGTCGCGGCCAATGATGCCATGACACGCATGGGCGGATTAGTCAAAGGCTTGTCGTATCAATTCGCCGTCGAGTTCGCACCCTTTGTCGAATACGCGGTCACGTCGTTGACCGATATGGCGAAGGAGATGGGCGGCATGCGGTCGGTCGCTGGCGAATTTATGAAATCCATTTTCGGTCCCATCGGTGTGTTGTTAGACAGTTTTCAGAAGATGCGCATTTTCTTGGCACAAGTGAACGTCGGATGGCAAGCGTTCGAAATGGCTGCCCTTACCGCCATTACAACAATTTTGTCACCGCTCGGTTATGCGATCGACGGGGTGAACTGGTTGAAAGAAAAGCTCGGCATGGACCCCGGCGGCAACTTCATCTTCGACACCTGGCGTTCTTCCATTCTGACGTTTGAAGAATCGTTGAAAGATTTGCAAGAACTCACCGAGAAGCCGATGCCATCGAAGGCGTTCGAAAAATTGATCGATGACATCATCAAAAAACTGGACGAACTCGATACCAAGCGCGGAACGATCACCAAGAACGAAGTCGAGCGCATGAGTTTTCAACTACGCATGGAAGAACAAATGCGTGCGAAGGCGTTGGCGTTCCAGCAAATGTCGAACACCGAACGTGTCGCCAACGTGTTATCTACCAATCAACAGTTGTTCGGCAATAGCAAAGGGTTAGCCATCGCCAACGCTATGATGTCGAGTTATGTCGCGGCGGCGAAAGCGCGCGAAACGTATCCGCCACCACTCGGAACAATCATGGCGGCGGCGGAACTTGCAGCGGGACTCGCGAACGTCGCGAAGATCAAAGCGACGTCGATGGACGGCGGTGGTGTGGTGTCGGGCTTTGCTCGATCGGGTGGACTCGACGGCAAGGGCGGAGTCGGTCCGTTCATCTTGCACCCTGGGGAAAAAGTGTTACCGCGTCGTGAAAGTTCGGGCGTGGTCATTAATAACATCATCGATGCGGGGAACGACGCGAACGCTGAAGTCCGAATTGCCAGCGCGATCCAGGCCAGTCAAGCGGCGACGATCGCAACGATTCAAAATCTGATCCGACGGGGTAGATTCGTATGACGACGTATGCATTCCCGACTTCACTGACGCCGTCGACCTCGGCGTGGGAATTGGTCACGAACACGCGCGACATTGTGTCGCCGTTGACCGGTGCGGTGCAAAGCGTCGCGCGAAAAGGATCGCGATGGAAAATTACTTTAGCATTCAATAACTTATCGGGCGAAGATCGTTCCGTGTTGCAAGGGTTCCTGGTACAACTGAACGGTAGTGAACATCGTTTCACCGTATCGGATCACTCCAAGATCACGCGCGGCGGTGCGGGTGGTGGCACACCCGTCGTCGACGGGGCATCACAAACGGGCAATTCAATCAACGTGTCGGGTGCTACAGCCAGCGTGACCAACTGGTTGAAAGCGGGCGACTGGTTATCAATTGGCAGTCAGCTTTTCATGTGCACGGAGAACACGTCGAGCAATGGATCGGGATTGGTGACGGTCAAAGTGCAACCCGGCATTCGTACATCGCCGGCCGATGATGCCGCCGTGGACATAGCGTTGCCGGTGTCGGGAACGTTCATGCTGATTAAAGATGCGCAGTGGTCCAATCGACCAGGCGTCTTTTCTAACATTACGATCGAAGCAATCGAGGACATTACATTGTGACCCGTGGGCTACCGACTAACACAGCGACCCAACTATCAAGCGCACTCACGCGACCGATTCATTTTGTCAAACTGGAGTTCACTGACACCACGTTATATCTGTCGGATGGACTCGGATCGTATACGTGGGGAGGTGGCCAGACCTGGACCGGTGTCGGTGATTTGGGTTCAATCAGTCAAGCGCAGGAAGGCAACGACCTATCCGCTTACGGCATCACGCTCACGTTGTCGGGCATCGATAGTACGATCAGTTCGGCGGCACTCACGGCGAAATACTTCATGCAGCCGGTCACCGTCTATCTGGGGGTGCTAGATCAGGATGATCAGTTAGTGGAGGACCCCGTGCAGATATGGGCCGGACACGGAGATAACATGTTCACTACGGCGGGATCGGAAGACGGTGACACGATCAGCTATGTCTGTGAATCTGAACTCGCTCAACTCGGCCGGTCGCCAGGCTATCGGTTCACGAGTGAGACACTTCAAATCACGATGGGTCATACCGGTGACACGTTCTTCGACTGGTTGCCGTTGATCTCAGGAAAGAAGGTTCGTTGGCGCTATGGGGTATCCGATGACACACCGGGACAACCGAACGAGCCGGCGGACAACGTAATTCCCTACGCGCCACAACCCGGAGATCACGGACCGTGAACACCGCGATCGATACGGCGAAAGCGTTGAACGCATGGAACAAACGTCGCTTTGATTATGGGGATGCGGATTGCTGTCAGTTTGCTCGATTCGTCGTACGTGAAATGACGGGGGTCGATCACATGTCTCCGTTCAACTACTCCAGTGAAGGCGAAGCACAACTCATTATTGACCGGCATGGCAGTCTCGGCGAAACCGTGGATGCGGTGTTGGGTGAGTCAGTGAATGTCGAGGCATTGCACGAAGGGTCGCCGGTACTCCTCCGGTTGCCACATGTCGATGAGGTGTTGGGGATCTGGCACAACGGAAAAGCAGTGGCACTCACGGCCGGTGGATTTATCACGGTAGCGGCAAAATACGCGCAACGCGGTTGGAACGTCTGACGTGGCGGCGGTCGTACCGTGGTTGACAAAAATCGGCGTCGCGCTCGGTTTCACCGGAACGACTGCCACCGTTGTCGGATCGATCACGGTCGCATCCACGGCGCTCAGTGTGTATTCATCCGTCGCGGCAATGCGACAACTCAAAGGATTGAAAACCGCCGAGAGTTCTAGCGGTAGAGACATCACCACCCGCTCGACGGTCGAAGCGGTTAAAACCGTGTACGGCACCGCACTGTGCAGCGGTCCGGTCACTTTTGTGCATGCGGAAGACGGGGTGTTGTATGAACAAATCGCACTCACCGCACACGAGGTCGAGTCGATTACCGATGTGTATTTTTCCAATGAAAAAATCCAGACCTCCGACATCGACAGTTCCGGCAATGTCACCGGTGGAACGTTTGGACCGGACGCCGATGGAAACACGATCGCCATCATCAAACGATACCTGGGCACATCCGATCAAACCGCCGATTCCAACTTCACTAGTTTGAGTGAATACCCTGACACGTCGAGAGGTCGAGGGATTGCATACCTGTCGATCAAATGTGTGCTCACCGCAGAAAGTCAAAAGACGTGGGATGAACAAGGCGCGCCGAGTCAGGTGCGTGCGTTAGTCAAAGGAAAAAAAGATATCTATGACCCGCGACTTGATTCGAATTATCTGACCAACCCCGCGACGACAAACAGTTCTTACCAGGCGTGGACCGATAACCCCGCACTGTGCATTGCCGATTTCCTGATGTCGAACCTGGGTCTCGCCGTACCCGCATCGAAAATCGATTGGGCGTCGATCTATGCGGCCGCGAATCATTGCGATGTGTCGGTGACACAACCGGATTCCAGCGGGGCATCGACCACAGGCAAACGGTTCACGGCGAACGGTGTTGTTTGGGGAACTGACACAGCGAAGACCAGCCTCGACGCATTGTGTTCATCGTGCAATGGAACCGTGATTTATTCGGGCGGGAAATACTATTTGGATGTCGGTTACTCGGCATCGGTGTTGTCCCTGGATGAATCCGATCTGGCGGGGCCGGCCGAGGTCTCCACCGCATTCAGTCGCAACGATCGATTCAACACGATCAAAGCGACTTATGTTTCGAAGGATGAAAACTACAAGCGCTCGGAAATGCCGCGCGCACAGATTGCATCGGCGGTGACTCGTGACAATTCGCTTGTGTTGGAAAAAGAGATTCACTTGCCGTTCACTGACACGAGTGTGGAAGCGCAACGCATCGCTAACAAACTGATTCAACAGTCCGACATGCAGACGGTAGTCACCCTACCGCTCAACTTCAC